GGTATTGGTTGAAGTACTTGTACTGACGTTATTATTATTAAACGTCTGGGTACCACTGTTAATATTGTGGTTAGTATTAACGTTAGTATTATTACTTGTAGAAGCAGAAGTATTCTGGTTAATGTTAGTCATTGTACCAGAATTGACGTTGTTATTATTATACGTCAGAGTACCGGAATTAACGTTGTTATTATTAAACGTTTGAGTTCCGCTGTTAACATTGTTGTTAGTATTAACGTTGGTACTTGTACTGGTACTGGCGTTATTATTATTGTTAGTATTTACAGAATTACTGTTAACTGTCGAGGTACTGGTTGCTGTACTGTTGCTATTAGCAGTACTATTACTATTAACGGTACTAACACTGTTAGAAGTGCTGTTGGTGTCCACCAGGGTTTTACTATCGTAAGTTCCTTGATTTATCAATGTTTGAGCATGTACGTTGCCAAACAACATAACAAAAAGCGCTATTGCAGCGATCTTTTTGTAGAGCATTTTTTTTCCTTATTTCTTTCTTTCGATCATAATATAGGTAATACTCAAATTTACGGGCATTATTACGTTATTATTTATGACCGAATGAGCTTGCAACGTTTAGCAAGGTAATATATAATAGACAAATGCTCTTCTATACCAATATCTATACGCGCGGTGATTACGTGCATTTCCGTGGCTTTAAAGACGGAAAACGCGTAAATCAAAAGATTCCCTTCCAACCTACCCTTTATGTTCGTTCTGGTAAGCCATCAGAATTTAAATCGTTGTGGGGTGAAAATCTTGAAAAGATTAAGTTCAGTACGATCAAAGAGGCTCGAGCTTTTGTCGATCAATATAAAGAAGTAAGTAACTTTCCTATCTTCGGTAATAGAAGTTATGGTTATCAGTTCATCAGTAAGATGTTTCCTGATACTATCGAATTCGATATTTCATTGATGAAGATTGTAACTATCGATATTGAGACAACAACTGAATACGGTTTTCCTGAACCCAGGACTGCGCAAGAACAAGTTACACTTATTTCTGTACAAGACTTTAATACAAAGGTAATTACTACGTTTGGCTGTGGTCCTTATCTGAGCAAGAAACCTAATTCGGTATATGTTCAGTGTAAAGATGAATTCGATCTTCTACGTCAGTTCATCAACCATCATAAGTCTGATTACCCTGATGTAACGACTGGTTGGAATAGTCAGTTATTCGATATCGCCTACCTGTCTTCTCGTATTATGAAAGTGCTGGGTGAGAAAGCTCTAAACGAATGCTCACCCTGGGGTTATATAAGGCAGTATGAAGTACCTACTGCGCGTGGTCGTACTCAGTTAGCTTTTGAATGGTGTGGTATCTCTATTCTTGACTTTATGGATCTTTATAAAAAGTTCTCTTATAAGATGGTTGAGAATTATAAACTAGATACCGTTGCGATGGAGGAGCTGGGGGAGCAGAAGTTAAAGAACCCGCATGCTACGTTTAAAGAGTTCTATACCAAGGACTGGGAACTGTTTGTAGACTATAATATTCGAGACGTAGAGTTAGTTGATCGTCTTGAAGATAAGATGCGAATCATTACTCTGATTCTCACGATGGCATATGATGCTAAGTGTAACTTTACAGATATCTTTTCTTCTGTAAGAACGTGGGATTGTATTCTATATAATAAGCTGTTAAGAAATAATATTATCGTTCATAACCCACCGGGTGTCGATCCAGCCATGGATCGAACTATTATGGGTGCGTATGTTAAGGAACCTAAGCCGACTCAATATGATTGGGTAGTATCTTTTGACGCTACCTCTCTTTACCCCTCTATTATTATGTCTTGGAATATGTCACCGGAGACCCTGGTAGACGGTCAGAAGTTTTTAGCTGATGACGAGAAAAGTATTCAGCGGTTAATTGACGGCGAAGTTAATACTTCTGAGATACTTAAGAACGATTGGTCTATGACTGCTAATGGTCAATGTTTTACTCGTAAGAAGAAAGGTATCTTCCCGGAGTTAATTGACTTCTATTTTACTTCTCGTCAAGTGGCTAAGAAGGAAATGCTTGCAGCTCAAAGCAAGTACGAGGAGACTAAAGACAAGAAGTACCTTGGTCTGATATCTAGTCTTAACTCAAAGCAGATGGCTGCTAAGATCTTGATGAACTCTCTTTACGGTGCAATGGGTAACGTTCACTTTAGATTCTATGATATTAGAATTGCTGAAGGTATTACGATGACCGGTCAGCTACTGATACGCTCGGTGGCTAAAAAACTAAACGAGTTTGTTAATAAGGAAGTGGGAACAAAGGATGTTGATTATTCTTTTTACTCTGATACCGATTCTACCTATATTACTCTTGGTGCTCTTGTTGAAAAGAATCTTAAAGACAAAGACAAGCATACAATCGTCGACGTCCTCGACAAGTATTGTACAACTCAGATTGAACCGACGATTAATGATGCTTGCGAGTCTCTCTCGGATTATTTAAATATCTACCAGCGTAAGATTAAGTTCAAGCGTGAGATTATTGCCGATAGGGGCATCTGGATTGCTAAGAAACGGTATGCTGTAAATGTTTATAACTCTGAAGGTGTTGCATACGATCCCCCTAAACTAAAAGTGCTGGGTATGGAGATTGTTCGGTCTTCTACTCCTGCTCCGGTTCGTAAGGCGCTTAAGGAAGCTGTATCGATTGCACTTACTAAAGACGAAATGACGTTAAGGCAATTTGTAGCTGACTTAGAGGTGAAGTGGCATAGCTTGGATCCTGAAGATATTGCATTCCCTCGAGGTGTGAACGGTATCAAGGAGTATGCTGACTCAAATGGTATCTTTAGGAAGGGTACCCCTATTCATGTGAGAGGGGCGTTGATATATAATCATCTGGTCGCAAGTAAGGGACTGGAGAAGAAGTATCAACTGATTCAAGAGGGTGATAAGATTAAGTTCTTGTATCTTCGTGAACCTAATCCCCTTGGTACTCACGTCATTACATTTGCAGGTGAAGTTCCTCCTGAATTTAAAATACGTGAGTATATTGATTATGATAAAATGTTTGAGAAGTCTTTTCTCGAACCCCTTAACTCTTTACTCAGCTGTATTGGCTGGCAAGTTAAAGAAACCGCATCTCTAGAAGGATTATTCGGATGAAAAAGTATATTGCAATTCTCTCGCTGCTATTAGTTACCCAGGCATTTGCTCAAAAGATGCCCAAGAACTCAGCTACCTATGATACACAAGTTTTACGTGTAAGTGATGGTGATACTATTGTTATTGCAGCACCGTTCTTGCCTGCTCCACTTAAACCAGAACTAGCAGTTCGTATCTTCGGAGTAGATACACCAGAAAAAGGACATAGAGCACAGTGTCCACAAGAAGATCAAAGAGCACAGTTAGCCAGTAAATGGACTTCTCAGTTAATCGCCCAAGGCGGTAAGATACAAGTTACATTGTACGCATGGGACAAATTTGGTGGTAGGGTACTTGGAGATATCTTAGTTAACGGTCAGAGTGTTCGGGCAGGACTAATTCAAAACGGGTTAGCACGTGAATATTACGGTGACGCTAAGCAAAGCTGGTGCCAGTAATCGATTGATATTACGTCTGATCTATATTATAATAAGTGATCTATAAGGAACTACACTATGTCTATACTTGATAAAATTAAGAAGAACTCTACGATTAAGGATACGGCTATTCTAGCCGATTCGAAATTCTTTCAGAAGAAGGATATGATTCCTACTTCTATTCCTGCAATTAATATTGCATTGTCAGGTAAATTAGACGGAGGTCTAACGCCTGGTTTAACGATGTGGGCTGGACCTTCGAAGCACTTTAAGACTGCTTTCTCTTTGTTGATGGCGAAGTCGTATCTGGATAAGTATCCCGATGCGGCTTTACTCTTTTATGATTCTGAGTTCGGTACTCCTCAGTCATACTTTGACTCTTTCGGTATTGATTCTAAGCGCGTTATTCATACGCCTCTGACTAATATCGAGCAGTTAAAGTTCGATGTAATGACTCAGTTAGAGGGCGTTGAAAGAAGTGATCATCTGATTATTATTATTGACTCTATTGGTAACTTGGCATCTAAGAAAGAAGTCGAAGATGCTTTAGAAGGTAAGTCGGTAGCCGATATGTCACGTGCAAAGCAGATTAAGTCTTTGTTCCGTATGATTACTCCACATCTGTCTCTTAAAGATATTCCTATGATTGTAGTTAACCATACTTACAAGACAATGGAGTTGTATGCTAAAGATGTGGTAGGTGGTGGTACTGGTTCTTATTATGCCGCTGATAATATCTTTATCCTTGGTCGTCAGCAGGAAAAAGACGGTACCGAGGTTGTAGGTTATAACTTTATTATTAACGTTGAGAAGTCTCGTTATGTAAGAGAGAAATCTAAGATCCCTGTTACCGTTCGTCACGATGGTGGTATCAGTCGTTGGTCT